ACTCCCGCAGCGTTCTTTACCGCGCCCGATAGACCCGCCCACACTTTGCCAAGCGCATCAAGGGTTTCAGCCTGTGCGATCGCGGCAAGTGCGGGAGCGGTGTCTATCTGTGTGGGTGCGGCAAGCGGCTTAACGGTGAACGGCTTGCGGCTTGTTTTGGAGGCTGTCAATGCGATCGTTTTCGGCCCGTCAATGTGCGACAGGTTGCTGATCCGTATGCCGCCAACCGCAATGCCACCGAACATCACGGAGGGATCAAGGTACAGCGTCATTGATCGGCCAACATATTCGCCACCGTTCGCGCCCCAAATGGCAACCAGTAGCCTACGCATTGACTTGCAAGGTTTGTATGGTTTGCCGTTGTCACCTTCGTAATGAATGGCGACAGGTTGCTGCGGGTCGGCTGATCCTTTGACCGCGACCACCTTAATAGTGATCGGGCCTGTGATCAGGTCGTCCGCGTTCAGTTGGTCGGACTTGGGTGTTATTGTCGGTGTGAGATCCATTGGTTCGGATTAGTTTAGTGCTGCAAACATACCACAACCCGCGCAACTTTGCAAACTTATTTTGCTGTTTTGGCGTGTGTGGTTGATGTTGAGGGGGAAAGATTTTGGCTGCGAACGACACTCAAGGCGTTTCTTAATTGGGTGGACAGTTCTAAGTAAAACTTACCCTTATCAATATCTTGACCGTTTGATTTCAAGGCAAGCTCTCTTATGCGTTCGTTCGCAAACCAAATTTCAGTCAATGAGTATTGCCTTTTATTGTTGGCAATCTCATTCCAAAGGTCGATCAACGATTGAAAGTCGTTCGTTGCGTCCGCGTCCTTAAGGATCTCTGTGATAGTCCTACTCATCACTCCCCTGTATATCCCCATCCCCCAACGCCTCCATGTATTCAGCTATCGGCATACCCGCTGACTTCTCCCGATAGTCCGCGATCACCTTCTGAACATCGGCCTCGAATTTCTTTGCGGCCTGTTCGATCAGGGCGTGATAGGCCGTGTTTGCATACACCCTAAGCACCTGCATCGGCATACCGTTGGAGAATGATATGAAGTCGCACCATTCGCGGCCCGTCACCCAGAGGCCCGTTTGGATCTGCGCAACGTGTTCATTAGGAACCAATCCGTTTGCGATCCGTTCGACCTGTATGCGTGACTTTGCCGATTTGATCTCAATGATACCGTCATCGCCCACAAGACCATCGGGCGAATAACCCACAAGGAAGCCCATGCGGTCGTTCGTAACGAAGCCGCATTCCCTTACTGGGGCGAAGTGTTCAATGTACAATTCCCGCGCCCTGACCTCTTCCAATTGGCCCCGCATCATGTCGAAGGATTGGAAGGTGTCATCGGTGCGGCCATTGATCCGCTGTGCCGCTATTTCGTAAACGTGAGCCCTGACCTTATCGTTGTCGGCCAGCTTTCCAGTTGGCGTGATAAGCGTTTTGATCGCGGTACTTGTCAGCGCCCCGCGCCTGACGTTGTGCCATTCGGGGGTTCCTTGGATTATGTCGAAGTGGTATGTCATTCGTCCTCTGTTTTGAAGTCACCATCTGCATCACAGTAGCTTGGCGGGTATCCGTGTTTTCTGATGTTCCAATGTCGGAAAAACCTGTTCCACATGATGATTATCACATTGGCCGCCCCGCTTAGTAGAATGGCGCAACCTGCGAACTTCCAAAAGCTGCTGAACATGAATGTTAGGAACTCCATCATTCCTCGTCAAATTTTACTGTCATCACGCGGCCATTGATTGACACGTACACATTATTGGCGTTAAGCAGTAGCCAATAGTATGGGCTTGTCGGTGTGGGCTTGTGGAGTGTTGCGCCCGTTGCCTTGGCAATGTCGCCAAGTACCACGTTTGACACGCCTCGGAATATGCCCGAAACCTCGCACGGATAGTTTCGCTCCATCAGTTGAATGATGTCCTTGGCAAGGTCGCTACCTTCCTCCGTTGTGAAGATGGCCGACCGTAGTTGTTCGATGTGGGTCATGCTGTTCTCCATATTCTTACGCCACCCTCTACATACCAAATCTCCGTCATCCAATCTGACGGAATGATAAAACTGTCCCCAACCTCCATCTTTATGAATAGGTGCTTGTCCTTTCGCTTTGGCCGCTTTGGAATCGGCACTCCCTTTTCAATCTTGATTTCCATGATTACTTGTTGTTGGTTGCGTTCGCTTGGTCACAGAACATTTGTGCTTCTTCAGCGGAAATAAACACGAAGTCACGCCACAAACGCCATTCTCCATCTATTTTGCGTTTGATGGTGTATGAGCCGTCTTGTTCTTTGCCCCGCAAAGCAAATTCACCTTCAATGTCGCGATGACTTCCTAATTGTGTTGTTTTCATGGTGTCTGTGTTTTTCGACCCCACAAATGTAATTCACACCTTCGCTACTTTCCTAACTTTATTTTGCGTTTCGGTGTAAGTGGCTGATTGTCAGGTAGAATAATTTTAAGATGCAGCCCCTTCGTCCGCGACATTGAAACGGGGTTAAACTTTGGCTCTCAGTTCCTTATTATCCCCATCTACCTTATCTTCATCGATGAGCGCGAGAATAGACTTCCATTGCAGTCTGGGCACATGGCGTTTCAATTTCAGATACGGCATCGGGCCTAACCTTGTCAGTGTTTCGAGGGCCTTTTCTTGTAGCTGGGTCATTGCTCGTGGATGTTACCTATTATTTCAATATGTGCGTCTGCACTCGGGCTAACAAATTTTGAATTATCAACGCGCCTGAATCCCCAGCCTATGTGGTGCCACTCAATAGCAACGCCTAATCGGTGTTCTGTATATGCGTCCGAACTTTGTAAATACCCGTATTTTGATGCCGTTTCCCAGGTTACATTGCATATATCACCCTCATAAATCTCATTGCCGTTCTTATCGAGTAGCCCAGTGAACTGGCCGACCGTTTCGGGGCGGACTTCAATAGGGTGGTAGCCGATGGTTCTTATGCCGACACTAATCAGCATACCGCGCCCGTCTCTGCAATTGTGCATCAGGTCGCCATACGCCCACCCTTCGCCATCGACCCGAAGGCCGCGAAATTTGATAGTTCTCATTGTATCTCCAGTTCGCTTGTGATATTCTCAAGACCGAAAAGTATATCGAACTTGCGCGTAACGTCTCTGTTACCGATCTTGACGGTGGTAATCGCTGCTGTTGACGGATCATCGCCGCCCGCGTCAGTTGTGCCACGGTAGCGGCTGATTACAGCGTTCACCTCTTTGGTGGTGCTGATGCCGTCAGGGGATGATATTTCGATTGTTAGGGTCATGCGTTCGTGTTGTTGTGTGGTCAGGACAGGATTCGAACCTGTATTCTTGTTGATTGTGGCCTCGACTGCCGCTGTACCCTCAATCAGAATCACCTGCCGATGTGCGTCTACCAATTCCGCCACCTGACCAGTTTTGCTCAATCGTTCTGAAGTATAACGCTTTCGTGTGGCGGGAGTTGGATGAACATACCCATATCCCAAGTCTCCGACCTGTCACCTAATTCCCATTCGTCTGCGGCAAATACAACCGAACCTTTTTCTGGGCCTTCAAAGAATACGACAAAGCCGTATTTCGACCTCCCCAAACACGGGAACTTCCAATCTGTCTTTGGCGTTGCCGCCTTGTTGTGTGTTGATTTCATTCTGCAAGTTTCGGGGGTTTCTTGTTGCGCTAAATGAAAATGGGGTTAAATGTTGGCTGTAAGCTCGACAAATCGCGGGCGCAATGCCTCGAATGTTTTAGGTGTGATTACTACTGATGTGGTCATTTTATTGGGTCGTTAAATGTTATATCTGCTGAACTGCCAAAGAACCATTTTACAATGCAAGTCGGGCTACACCAATGATGACCGCGAAACGCATTGGTGTAATTGATTCCCTTTTTGGTGCTCTTGTTTTCTACTCCGAGCATTCCGCCATCCAGAGCATCAACACTTATCCATCCGTCTGGTGTCGTGCTTCCGTCTGATACAGTCTGCTCTTTTTCGCAGCGGTCGCATTTTATTGTGTGTGTTCTCATCGTCTCACTTATTGATTGTTACGCCTCCGATTCTGACCACCTTACTTCCATGACCCGCACTGCGCCCTCGACCTGAATGGTGTAGTTGTCGGCTATTCTGATGAACGTGCGATATGCGGGCGTTATCTGATCGGGTGCCTCGTGCGACACTCCCAGCGCGCGGCATATTTCGCCAAGTGCGGTGTCCGTTGTTGTGACCGTACGCAGGCACCTTTCGCCATTCGGCACGTTGTAGCCCGCGTAGTGAATTATGCGCTCGGCAACGTCACGCCCTTCGGCTGTGGCGTATATGCCTGATCGGAGTTTGTCGGTGGTGGTCATGATTACGCTGTCGTTTGGTTACGGGGTCAAATATCCCCTGCTAAACCTCGGGCGACATTAAAACGGAATGAAAATGTGATTAAAATGCAGGGGCTACTTTAGCTTCGACATATCAATAAACGTGGGCAGTCCTTTCGGAGGCGCGAGAGTTACGGCAATGCCAGCGGCCTTATTGCCCCATTGAACACCCACCCCATAGGCCCTCACGTCTTTATTGCATATCAGGAACAGGAACGGGGTCAACGCAATGTCGCCAGATACTTTTGATTCGTACGGAAAGAAGAATCTCATTTGCCCTCTAATATGGTCAGGCGGTTCTCCAATACCTCAATCTGCTTTGCCTGAGTGAGACACACACCTTCCAATATCTTGACCCGTGCGCGAAGTGTTGACCTGTTCTGAATAGCCTCGGTAATCAATCTAAGCACCAATTCTGCACCGTTGAATATCAGTTGAAACGGTATCGGGTTGCCGTTTGACAGGTTCTCAGCGGCCTGTTTCTGAAGTGCGGTGTTGCTCATTTCTTCATCTTGTATTCGCGTACCTCGCCAGTAGTCGGGTCGGTCACGATCGTGTCAAGGTGGTCGTGTTTCCCATCGTCAACCCAAATCATGTGACCAGGAGCAACATGATAGTTGGGCAGGTCTTTCAATTCGGGGTTCATTTCCTTGATTTTCTCAACTACGGCAATGTGGTACTTGAGCCAAATGCACAGATCAACCGCCAGCCGATCGACATTCTCAGGTGTTGCGACATTGATAAGCCGCTCGAACGAATCGATGCGGTATTCTTTTGGCTTCTTTTTGCTCATGGCTTAACGATCACGATCTTGTTGACGTTGTTCGGGCCTGTGTCCTTTGAATCTATGTGCAGCCATCCGAAGTAAGGGCCTGTGCTGCGCGAAGTGTAGGCAATGTCTTCAACCCTTCTAATTCCCATCGCATACGCCTCAATAGGGTGCGATATGATCCACTCAAACACCTTGCGAGGCGTTACCCCATCGGCAAGGAATTTCAGGTCAAATGCGCGGCCTGATTTGTGTTGCGAGTACTTCGCCCCCGTTGCCGTGTCTGACCTTCGCAGACCGCTTTCGGTGTAGCCACGCCCGTTGATCAGTATCGGGCCGAGCATTTCGCGCAGGG